CGCAACCTTGTCACGGTTGAAACCCCGGATCGTTACCGGGCTAAGTCGCTATCTCATTAGAGAAATAAATGATTTAAAGGAGAAAATATTGAAACAAATTCAGAAACAGTATGCAAAGGCGATTTTGAATTCGCCCTACAAACACATTGTCACTGGCACTAAAAACAAATATTACATTATGGAAGATAGGCGTAGTCAGAGAATTCTCCAGCGTGTAATGAATGGCGATGATATTACAAGGAGTAATCGCCATGTTTAACACAAAGCCTCTTGAGGGGCAGAGCGAACTCTCCTATCTTTGGTCTATTGGACAGGCTAAAGATAATGGGAATTACGATGGTACATGGGATGACATTGCTTATCTCATGAACTTTCATTATAGAAATGATGAAACCGAATACAGGACATCCAGTGCTTATCGAAAGCCTTATGAACAGGCGAAGAAGTTTTATGAAAGTGGTGTATTTAATAAGTTTAGCGAGGACGAGTATCTTAGCAAACTGAATGCCTGTAAGCGAGAGGCTGAACGAGAAAAGGTAAGATTAAGAGATGAGCGTCGTGCTTGGAGCAAACAAAATTATGCCGATGCACGAGCAGAGGATATGCTTGATAAGTTATCAGAGTCTCTTGTGTCTATTGGTAATTTACAATTCCCAAATCATGCAGCCAACTCTTTTGTGTCTGATAATGACATGGTTGTATTGTTGAGTGACCTTCATATTGGTGCAACATTTGATAATAGGTTTGGCAAATTCGACACGGACGTTGCGCATAATAGAATGTCTGAACTTTTAGCAAGAACGATTGAGTTACAAAAGATCCATAACTCAGGGAATTGTTATGTGTTATCTCTTGGCGATCAGATTAGTGGCATAATTCACAAAACTGTACAGGTTACAAATCGTGAGAATGTGATTGAACAGGTGAAGACGGCTACTGAACTGATAGCAAACTTTTGCTATGAACTTACAAAGCATTTTAATAATGTGAACCTTATTTCTGTTAGTGGCAACCATTCACGTCTTACAACAAACAAAGATGATGCTATGCATGATGATAGACTTGACGATCTGATTTCATGGACAGTCGGGCTTAGTCTTTATGGTGTTGAAAATTTCCATGTAATAGAAAATGAAATAGACACATCTATTGCCACATTTGATATTAGGGGCAAAACGTATGTTGCAACGCATGGAGATTATGATGGTTTTAATAAAGGAGATACGCAGAAACTTATATCTATGATTCGTAAGTTTCCTGAAGCGTGGTTTACTGGTCACCTACATACAATTGCCGTGGATGAAGTCAACGAGATAAAGATGATCAGAGGCGGATCTCTTGCAGGAAGTGGCGATAATTACACTATAGAGAAGCGACTTACTGGTAAGGCGAGTCAACTTGTTTGCGTTGTTGATGACAATGGTTTGAAAGCATACTATCCGATTTATTTTAGGAGCTAAGAGTAAAAGGAGAATAGTATGTTAAAAAGAAATGATTTGGGAAGAATCATAAGCGAAAGATTTGCATTAAGGGGCGGAAAGCGGATCCCACGCTATCTTGGTGATTGGATGGTTGATTACGTTTTTGAAGCAATCAAGATTGGGCTTATAGAAGATGGAGCGGTAGATATAGCAGGACATGTTTTCATTGAAAAGGTTGACGTTCCAGAACATCAAAAAAGAATGCCAGACGATTCTTATATTACTATACCAGCGAAATCAAAACTCCATACCGAGTGGAGAAGCAGATTTAAACAGGATATCAATAAAGGAGAAATAAAGGAGATTAGTAATGCACGTAGAAAAAAAGTACCTCGACGCTGCTACGATGATTGATGATGCACTGAATATGGATTGCAACTCAGATATTATGTTCATCACAAAGTACGACGACGCCACTATCGTTTTAAAGGAATTGTTTGAGTGTGGTGATTTTATACCATGTCTCATAAATATTGAAGATGTGGATTATCGTGGTTATGATAAGGAATTTATTATTACAGTTAATGATGATGGTGAAGTTTTTTGTGAAAAGTATCATCGTGAAAACGGGTATTTTATCCCGAACGACGGAGTTATTTTTGTTTTACCAGATTGCACCGAAGAGTGCGTTTCGCATTTAAATAAATACAAAGACCGTATTTATATAGATGTGGTTTTTGAGGATGAGATTGAGTCTTGTAACTGTCACAAATTTGGAGATGACACATTGTTCGTTGTGTCATGTGATGATGATTGCGCTGTGCCGTGTCGGGATAGTAATGGCTTTGTTACTGGCTATATAACAAGTATTTTTAGTATTTAAGGATGTGATCAAATGCCAGTAAAGATGAATTCACGAAAAAGCAATAAGCCAATATATAAATGCGTGTCGTGCGGAATGGAATATTCTACATTGACTGGCAATTTTTATAAATCATCAAGTAAATCTCCTCTTTGGCTGGCTAATGATGGATACGCTCCAATATGCAAAACATGTATAGACAAATTTAAGAGTTTTATATATGAAAGATATAAGTCTGAAGAGTATGCCATGAAAGTTATTTGTCATTACATGGACTGGTATTTTAGTAGTGATGCATTTGCATCGTTAGCGAAAAATGCTCAACAGTATACCCCGGGCATGTATTCACGAATTGTTAACAATACCACTCAATGGAAAGGCAAAACATTTGTTGACAGTATACTTGACGGCGAATTGTCTAAAACTAATATTATTGCGGAGCGAAGTGGAATACTTCCCGGAGAAACTACTCCACCAGTTGCCAAAATATTAGATGTTACTTGGGACGAAAAAGACGAAAAAAACAGACATTATGTAATAGAGACATATGGCTACGATCCTCTTGGAGACATGATTGAAGCTAGTGTTTTAGACAAAAAATTCTGCTATAACGCATTAAGTGGCTATTGTGATACCGAGGGAATATCCGAGGACGGTCATAAGATGATGTGTTGTGTGAGTATGGTAAAAACATTCTTGCAGATAAAGAAGCTAGACGAGGAAATCAATAAAGTGTCAAATGATTATGAAATCGATGATTCTAGACTAAAAAACCTCATGGCTTCTAAAAAACAGGCGCTCGACACAATTACAAATCTAGCCAAAGATAATAACATTTCGAGTCAGTGGAATAAAAACATTAGGGCTGGTCAGGGTACAATGTCCGATAAAATAAAAGAAATGTATGAAAATGGATTTGATCCTGCCCGTGTAAATCTTTTTGATATTAAAACTTGTGAGTCTATTAAACAGACGGCAGATCTAAGTTTTCAAAGTATCATGGATCAACTTCGCCTTGACGAGAACGACTATACAAGGGTTATTGCGAATCAAAGGGAAATGGTTCGTGAAATGACCGATGAAATAGACAAATTAAAAGAAGAGAATAGACAGCTTAGTAATAAGGTTCTCTATCTTGAGCATGGTGGTGAAAAAGATTGAGTGTAGAGATTTTTGTACCGCCTACAGAGATTGAATTATCTCAAAAGAAAGTGGATGAATATCGGAAGTGGGCTGATATTACTAATTGGGGGCGCAGAAACCCAATACGTTTCGCTGAAGAAATTTTTGGTACACAGCTAATGGACTTTCAGCGATATATCTTTCAGGAGAGTTGGTGGCGACCATTCTGCTTGTGGCTTTGTTGTCGTGGTACGGGTAAGGATACCGATGGGTCAATCATGTATATGACCAAGTTGCTACTAATCCCTGATTACCATTTGCACATATCTTGTAATGCATATGCGCAGTCTGTTGATACAATGAACAAAATGCGTGACATTGCATACAAGCGAATACCCACATTTGCTTCTCTCACAGATTTATTTGCTAGGGAAGTTGATAAAACTGGAACTAATTCTGAGACTGGCTTTATTCAGTCTCCGCCAGCACATTTTAGGCTTTTTAACAACTCAGAGTGCCAAGCCCTCTCTTCAAACCTTGAGACAATCAGAGGTAAGAGAGGCGGAGTTTGGTTTAATGAAACTGGATGGAAAGATGCGGAGTCGTTATCTGTTATAGAGAACTTCGCAAACGTCGATTCAAGTTTCTCTACTTCTACACAAAGTGTTGTTTATACAAAACCGCCTCAAGTGCCAATTCAACTTTTATACACATCTTCCGCCTCTTCCGTGGATACCCCATTTTTTGAAAAATACAAATTGTTTTTTGAAAAGATGTTAATAGGTGATGACAGATATTTTGTATGCGATATTGATGCCTATGATGTATTAAATCACTCTACTATTAATGGCAACAAAATTAAATCACACTTATCAGAGGCACGAATTCAAAAGGATATCGAGGATAACCCCGATGCCGCTGACAGAGAACTTTTTAATAAGTTCAGACAAGGCGGCGGAAAAGATGCGCTTGTTGAATTGGGTGAGATTATGCGTAATAGCGAATACAGAAAACCGACAATGTTTAATGATACTGGAAAGAGAAAGTTTGTATTCTCGTATGACCCTGCCCGTAACTTCGACGGATCCGTCTTAACTATTGCGGAAAAGATCGTGGAACCATCAAAGGATAAAAGGTCTGGTAAAAATATTATATTCAGACTCGTTTATTCTAAAGAAATGGTTGATAAAGTATCGGCTAAAAAAAATCCTCTTGACATGGTCGAACAGTTAAAAATAATCAGACAACTTATGGTTGATTTTAATGGTGAAGCCGAAGACTGGGAAAATATTGTTGAGTTTAATATTGATGCTGGTAGCGGTGGTGGTGGTGTTTCTGCTATTGCCGACCAATTACTTCTGCCATTTAAAGACAAAAAGGGAGTCGAACATGTTGGAATAATAGATCCAGAACATAGCGCATACGAAACTGCTCGTAAACGCTATCCTAATAACAAGCCAATTGTTAGGCTGCGTGAGCCAAAGAAAATGAAGACAATCATGTATGACGCTTTAGCGAAGATGATTAAACAGAATGTCTTCAAGTTCACGTCATACGACGGAAAAGATTATCTTCTCATTGGAGATGAGAATGATAAGAATGGCGAATTCAAACAAGTATTCCTTACTAATGAGGAAAAAGTTGCGCTTCAAACGATTGAGTTGGGAAAAACACAATTGTCATATATTGTAAGGTACGATTCTGCAAATGGCGGAGTGACTTATGAATTGGCGAAAGAAAAACAAAACAAAATGCATGATGACGCCGCTTATACATTATGTATGCTTGGATATTCTCTATCCATGATGAGGCGAAGTCAGATTGTAAATAAAAAGCGAGAGGACGAATCGCACAAGAATATTTTATTTAGTAAACGTCCAAAATTGAAATAGAGAGGGGGTGCTTGGTATCTCTGAAAATATCATTTTAGATGAAAAACTAAATCCCGATTTTTACAGATTTCAGTATGAGAAATTGAGAAAGACTATTTTGGAAGAAAGCCAAAGACATATTTCTTTTAGAGGTTTTTTTTACAAAAAGTTTAAAAAGGAAGACATCGAGAAGATGTTTACCCATCCATACTCGTACGAGTATAGCCTCAGGGCGTTGAGCAGATACCTTTACATTATATCTCCTCATTATAGACGGCTGATTAATTATTTTTCACAAATCCTTACCTACAATTATACGGTTAAGGCAGGAAAAGTTTATACAAAAAAGATTGCAAAAAGTAAATACAAAAACAATTTTTATGATGTTGTAAATTTTGCGGAAAAGATGGGGCTTAAAAACGAAGCAGAGAAAATGATCCGCATTGCCTTGAGAGACGGCATAGCTGTTGGAGCAATGGTTTATGCCAATAAATCTCAGAGTGGATATTTCGTGCCATTTGAGCCAAAAGGAATCAGAATAAGGTCTATTGAAGATGGTGCTTTTATACCGTCTATTTATTTGCCTATGTTTAGCGGCAATGAAAAATTATTAGACGAGTACGGTATTGATATTGCTAAAGCTTATAAAAAGTATAAAGAAAAATTAAAAAATGGCAAGTCAATTACTGAGGCTGATATGTGGTATGAGTTTAAGAACGGCTTTGCTTTGGTGGCGGATGATACAGATCCATACCATTATTTGCCATACTTCGGCAATCTTATTATTGACGTACTCAGACTGAAAGATGCGCAAGATATTCAAGCGCAACACGATGAGAACGCAAATTATAAGGCATTGTCAGCAAAGGTTGATACCGATGATGACGGTGTTCCTAAGATGTCGTATGCGGACGTCAAGCAGTACTACGACCAAATGGCTGGCGAATTGCCTAATGGCATTGGATTGCTTGTGTCGCCGTGGACGATATCAGACCATTCTTTCCAAGAGAGCGCCGTTGCAGATAGAGACACTGCCCTATCTGCTGTCAATAATTTTTGGCGGTCGGCTGGTATGCCCAACACTCTCATGGGTGGCGGAACGCTTACAACCGCAAGTGCAATGTTGCTTGCCGTAAAACCCGATGAGGCACTGTCGTTTTCGTTGCTTGGGCAGTTTGAGAAAATAATTAATCGTGAAATTAAACTTATGAATCACGACTACTTATTTAAGGTGTCGTTTTTGTATCAATCAATTTTCAATAGCACAGAAGTGCAAAATAAT